GTCGTCGAGCCCGCAGCCTATAGGGGGTGACCTCGGCAGTACCTTTTTCGAGGGGCTGACCGCTGCCGACTACCTCCCATACCTGTCCCGCTTCATCAAGCTTTGCCAACCGGAGAACTTGTCGCGTATGAGAACATCTTTTTCGCACGGTTTCTTACAGCCCTTCCGGCTACGATGGCAGACACATACGGTCTTTCCATTTACGATGTTGACCCAAACAGGGATTTTCTCACGCTCCTGCATATGCTCGACAACCTTTCTGCTACATATCCGAGGTGGCCCAATAATCAAACCGGCCGCACACGCATCTATTCAGCGACAAAGACAGCGTCGCCTTCCTTGATGAACATAACGTGACCACAGTGCTCACAAACGACCTTGGCATATTTAGGTGGCTTCTCGGCCACGCTCAGAGCAGAAGTCTTTGCCTTATCCACCTGCGCCTGCGTTGTGATTGCAGTATTCGGGGCTTCCCCCTTGGCCGTGGCATCCAGATACGCTTGATATCTTGCGCGCTTATCGGCATCAGATTCGCCGGTGACCCCACTTTCAAAAAGATCGTCACAGGCAAGCTCGTCGGCCGGGACAGAAAAGCCAAGAGATTCGAGGTCGAAATCAAAATCAAGGTTGAGCATATCAAGCTCATGGAGCAACTCGTCATTGACCCATTCAGAGAACTCGGAAATACGATTGTCAGCCAGACGGTCGAGCTTGATCGTTTCTTCGTCGGCATCTGTTACGACACAGGGAACTTGCTCCATGCCAAGCCGGATAGCGGCGGCATAGCGGGCGTGGCCTTTAACGATAATGCCGTTGCGGTCAATGACCAATGGCACGTTGAAGCCGACCTTCGGGATGATCTCGACCAGCAGATTGACGGTCTTATCATTCTTCCGAGGATTGCGGACGTAGGGCTTGACCTCGGAAATCTTCTTCATCACGATCTGCTTAACAATCTCCATCCGTGCCAGCCTCCTTTCGGTATGCCTGAAGCTGACGCGCCTGATTCTCGGAGATCGCCGCGCGCGTGAATGAATTGTTTTCATAGAGCTTGGCATAGCCGGTGATGTGCTTGAGACGCACCAGCTCTTCCGGCTCCAAGCCAAGCTCATTGCAGACCTGCAGATCGCTCGCGCCGTTCATCAGCATTTCCATAACGATATTTGACATACCGTTGATGGAGTGCTTGCCTCTGGCGCGGTTGTGCCGGATCGTCGAAGCCATGAGGTCGTTCATGGTCTTGCCGTGGAGTACGACGCAGGGCAGCTTCCCCTCGCACGATGCGTAGATGTCCTTGAATCTGCGCATGATGCTGTATCGATGGAAACCGTCGACAATAACGTAGTGGTCTTTCTTTTCGTCGTAGATGGTAACGACGGGCTGCGTGTAGCCATCCGCTTTGACGGAGCGATAAAGCAGCTTCATCTCCTGCGTGGCGACACTGTTGGGGTTGTAGTCGTTTGCGTGGACCTTTTCAATGGGAATCCACTCGACGTTGTGAATGGGCTGATCTGAAATCATTTCTTACTGCCCATATATTGCTCAAACTGCGCGGCATCACGTTCCCGGTATGATGAAGCCTTGGCTCGTATGCGGAATCAGGAGCGGGCGTTTGCATTGTTCGTGCCGTCAATATCATTCAGGACGATTTCCTTGACGTGGACGCGATACCATTCGTCGCCGGTTTGATTCTTCCAGCGGTTACGGAATAGCTCATGGTATTCCGGCTTTACGATATTGACAAGCAGATAGTCGCGGTATTCCTGCCACGAACGGAACGCAAAGGGAAGCTGGCGCGGGATGATGTCGCCGCTGTCAAAGGTATGGGCGAATGTACCGACGCCAGATACGCGACGGATGAACTTGTTGTAGGTGTCCGGCTCAAACTCCTGCAGCATTTCAATCGAGTGCCAGGCGGTTTCGTGGATGAGCGCCGAAACACGCATTGCCTCCTTCGCCAAGCCCCACTGGTATTGCAGATCATAGACGCGATTGTATCCCCAGTGATTCTTTGCGATGGCTGTCCAAATATCGTCATTGGTGAAATCATAGATCGGCCAAAACACCTGACATTTGCCGGCCTTCTTCTTGCACCATGTGACGCCCTTGTACCGCGCTTCATGCTGCGTGATGGCAACACGCCGGTTCAGGCTTTCCGTCATGCGCATTCCCACCAGCACGGCACAATTCTCAGAATCGGTGCAGTAGGACGGGAGGACGTTGACAAGCTCATGGAATCGGTTTTCGCTGCTGGGGTTTTCCTTGATGGAGAGCGGGTGCTGCGGGTGAATCCAGATCGCTTTGTCCTCCGGATTCCAAACACTGATGAAATTCTTCTCTGGGGAGAGCGTGTTTGTGAACTCAAAGGGAATCTGGAACCAATACGGCGTGACTTCTGGCAGCTCCATGATGTGCTGCATATAGTCCACGGTTGCCTGCCACTCGGCTTCCTGATCGAGCCAGAATACCTTGAGCGGCAGACGCCCGCGCTCCTGCGCAACCATAAGCGCCATGCGGAAAAGAACTGTACTGTCCTTGCCGCCGGACATGCTGACGATCACATCGTCGTGGCCGTCGAAGATCATCCGCAGCCGTTCCAATGCTTCATCGAATACGTTGTTTTGCAAGTAGATCATTGCTGCTGACCCCGCGCCGCTCATGTGAGCAACATAGGGTTTCCTCCTTTTTTCGATGTACCCGCAGCCGGCAGCGTTGGCGATACGCCGCAGGTCCGAGCCATCCTCCACGCAAGGAGCATCGTGGAGGCATGTCCTCCTTCCGAATAAAATGAGCAGCGCCCCGATCAGGAGCGCCGCCCGGAGCAGCGCCTGGTCCGCCGGGAGCGCGACAAAGCAGAAGACGTAGCTCACCA